GGCCATGTTGTCATATAGCAGATCCCAAACTTTCTTTTCGGCGATGGCCCTCTGATCGCGGCAATATAACACCGCTCTTTCCGCTTCGTGGATTCTCTTTACCACGGTCTCCAACAGCTCATTATTGACCTTGAGTTGTTGAGCCGCTTTCTGAGCCGTCTCTTCTGCCCTATTCACCTTTTCCTGGCTGCATTTATTCTCGCAAAACGAATCAATGGCAGATAGCTTTTTTTGTTCTGCCTTTTTGAATGCCGCCTCTAATACGGAACGTTTTTCATCCAGCAACGCTCCCTTCTTCTGTAGCTGCTCAAGCCTTGTCTCGCATTCACGAAGTTCATTTATGGCTATTATCGCATTTTCAAGGAGCTGGCTTTTCAATTCCATGTTAGTTTCCTCCTTTTTTTCGTTGGCCTAGATCTCTCCTCTAAAATTCGCCAACGCTAAATCGTTGTTTAAATAGTCTCTGGCCAGCCTCGTATCCTTCGCCAATACAATTAACATGGCCTCTTTGTAGCTTACATCGTGATCCTCACGATATTCTCTCACTTTAGCATCTACCCGGCTGCTGACAGTTAGACTGCTTGAGTAATATCCCTCTGGCATTTCCCTCTCCCTTACGTTTATTAATAGTCACAATTCAAATAGGCTTCGCCCAATTCCGGATCTTCGAGTACGACCGCTTTGACTGCTTCAGCATAGCTCACTCCGTGCTCTTCAGAGTATTTTTTAGCCCTGGAGTCTACCTCGTTGCTTGGGTCTGCATACTCGTTGCTCGCTTTGGATTCGGGCCAAACCCTGTGGCTGGAATGACTGTGCTTCTTAACTGCATTTTCTGCAGTCCCCGCCGTTTTAACCGGAATGCTAATTACATTAATTCTCTCTGCATAGTTAAAATCATGTTCCCCGTGGCCGTCTTCAACGTTTTTTAGCAAAGGCTCTGTCATTTTGGCTCCTTATTGTTTTGATTCAGAATTCATTAATACTTACCGTATAAATAGGCTTCTGCCAGATCCGGATCTTCGGCTATCACCACATCAACGCCTTTCGCATAGCTGCAATTGTGTTTTTTTGCGTACAATTTCGCCCTGGCGTGAACCTCTTCGTCCGGGGTGGCATAAACAACGTCGTTTTTATGCCCTTTGCTTTTTTTCCGGCTATCCAGTTTGTCCAACTCTCGGCGAAGGTCTTCGAGCTCCTGCCGTATCCTGGGCAGAGCCAAGTTAGCGATCTGGGCTTTCCTGTTAACCTCGAGGAGGTGCGCCTGGGCTTCTTCGATTTCTTCTATTTTAGGTATGTGTCCAACGTTGCGCCCGAGATGGGATCTTAGGGTGTCGAGTTTATCCTTAGCCCTTTTCAAATCTTTAGAATGATTACTTAACACACCTTGGTGGACAGCCTCCTGGGTCTCAAGGTCTAGAATGCGGCGTCTTATCGATTCGGCCTCCACTTCCGAAAAGCATTTATAGCCGTCATATTGCTCCGCGACGTGCCGCCACCCGTATAGTTTCTTTTGCACCTGTCTAAGCTCTTCTGTAACCATCTCCAGGCCCATCTCGGCGCTGTACCTGTCCCCTTCGCTTATATCCCCGCCGCTCTCGGCAAGAGTTATCAGTTCTTGATATTCTTTGCGCTTGCGGTCCAAGGCGAACTCTTTTTTCACCAGCTCTTTGTTGGTCATTTTGTTTCTCCTCTCTATTTCGATTTATTCTGGAGGACGGCTATCGTATTGCTTATATAAATACAGCTCTATTTGAAGCCTTATGATTTCTATCATCAATACAGACAGAGGCTTTTGTAAAACCTTGAAAAAACCTTCACTTGCGTGCATTTTGATCTTGTTTGGCTCTGTAGCGATGATTTTAGCTGGCCCCAGGTCAAATTCTACCGGACCAAATATTTTTTTTGCGGCTTCAAGAAAGATCGGCAGGACTTCGCCTTCTATGTGCTTTTGCATTTCCACGGATTCATAACAAAAGCGTATCCGCTTTAACAAAGAGCGAATCTCCCGCTCCAATATTTTTTCTTCATTAGGAAATTCAATCGCATTATTCATGGACGGACCGTGATCCCCATTCTCGCTAATGCACTCAGAGCAGGAATAATGTTGTCTCTTGTAATCTCCTCCCAATCTTCTGCACTCATGTCATGCAATGCCCGAGCGTTGGTTACGTTCTCAAAGGCATGGACTTCGATGCTTAGGTTTTCCACACCAATCGGTGCTCCTCCTCGTAAAAATTCAGTAAGGTCCCTGTTTTGTGACGGTGACAGTACGCGCTCGCCTCGGTCCAGCAAATAGGTTTGCTCCTTGGGAACATAGTCAAGCCCTCCGTGAGCTGCGGCAAAATTCTGGCCTTTAATCGATGCTAATTGAACGGCCCCATACGCTATTACAGCGGCAGCGGCAGCAGCTCCGAGGGCCGGGCCGATTACAGGTATTCCGGCCATTGCCTTATACGCCTGGATGGCACCTTCATGGGTAGCCATGATCGTTTCGGGTATAGCGGCGGCCTTGGTCAGATTAAATCCCTCCAGGTGAAACGTGCGCTGCAAGCCCGATATAGCGTCCAGGGTCTTGGCCCGGCCTTTCAGCTCTTCCTTTTCCCTTTTTAGTTTGTCTTTTAAACGCTTTTTCTCCAGCTCCTCCTCAAAATCTGCAAAGGCCTGTTTTGCAGCGCGCTGCTCCTCGAGCATTTCGTAATACCACTCCAAAAACAGTTGGCCGTTTTCCATGCTTTTCTCGACATCCCCATCGGTAAGCCCTGGCATGCCCCTGGGCTCACCGTCTTCACCCGTTCCCCCAAGCGAAAAGGCCTCCGATAAAGCGGCTGATTTTTGCCGAATAGTCTCTATTACGTCATCACCAAGCACGTTCACAATGCTGGTTTTCAGGGTTTCAAAATGCGGTTTGGCTGATTCGGCCACCCCTTGCCAGATAGCTTCAATCTCGCCCCTTCGTTCCGTGACGACCCTGCTGAGGGAATCAAAAACCAGATCGCCGAGTGAAGGCCCATCCGCTCCGGTAAAAGCGGCTTTTATGTTTTCCCAAGCCCATCTGCCGATTTCTACAAGTGCCTCGAAGGCGGCTTTCATCACGGTCAGAAGCGTCTCTGCATAAGCGGGCGCTGCAAGCAAATAGAGCTGGCCGATCGCCTGCAAGGCTGTCTTGGCGTTGCTTACAAGTATTTCGAAACCCTCTTTGTTTGTGAGCATGGAAAAAATCCGGGTCACCTTCTCGATAACCTCTTTGAATCCGATGTAAATGGTGACTCCCGACTTAACTATGTCGTTTACGAATTCTGCGATTTTACCCCTGTTGTTTGCGATAAAATCAGCCAGGCTGTTGGCTATACCTGCAAAAATTTCCATTGATTGCTCAGCGATCGCGTTCTTTACACCTGTAAAAGCCCCGGTCAGGCGGGTTAGTGAATCGTTAAATTCAGCAGCGTTTTGCCCGGCTTTTTCAGACACGACCAGGCCGAATTTTTCGGCTTCCTCGGTCATGGCGGCCAGGCCCTCTCGGCCGTCTTTAAACATCTGGATCATAGACATTCCGCGCTGGCCAAATATCTTGCTGGCAGCCTCGGCCCGCTCGGTGGCATTGGTCATATTATGAAATGCATCGGCCAGCTCGGGCATGATCTGCTCTGCGGTCTTGAGCTGACCGCTTGATGTTTGCAGCGAAACGCCCAGGGCGTCAAAGGCATCCTTGGCCTGGCCCACGCCACGGCCCGCCTCGCCGATCCGCACCTGGAGAGACTGCACGGACTTGTTCATGGTCTCGATCTTGATTCCCGACAGATCGGCCGCATGCTCCAAGGAGCTTAAAAATTCCGTTGAAATACCGAGCTGGTCAGAAAGCTTCTGCACCCGGTCATAGGCTTCGGCCGTTGATTTTGTCATGGCCGCCAGGCTGGCCCCCACTCCGGTTATTGCGGCGCCGGCACCTACGGCCAGGGTCTTGATGGAAGGAAGGGCCTTTTGCAGTTTCCCAAAGACACCCGAAAACTGGTCCTTACCCGCTATTATGATTTCGAGCTTTTCAGACATTTATTTGACCTTTGCTGCTAATATGCGCATCTCTTCGTCTTTGATAATTCGGAAGCAATCCACCACAATTTTAGTTTGGTCCAGGGCGCTGCCCGGATCCGGCCATTCCAGCCGTGTGTAATAGCCGGACTTAATTGTTTTTCTATTCTTCGCTTCCATCCGGTCACCGTCCCAGCGCCACTCGTGGTAAAGGTGGAAAATGGAAATCCATATCCAGGCGGGCTGTCCGGCTACGGTTGATTCGTCTTCTCTTCCGATGCTTGCGAAGCGGACAGCCCTTCTGAGTTTTTTTCCTCACCCTGGGTTATGCTCGAGATGTTGGCCAGCTTTCCGATGATATCGACCAGCAAGGAGCAAAATACCGCCTCATTCGCTAAACGCTCGATTGTTGGCTGCTCGCCGCCTATGGTAAAACCCGATATATCCTTCACGTAATCCGGCAGAATATCATTTGCCAGACTGCCAAGCTCCAGAGCGTTTACCAGCAGCGCCATGTTGTCATCTGTGTCCAAACTAGCCGTAGTCTTCATATAAGGGGCTATTTTCAGCATGGCCTTGATGGCCATCGGACGAATTTGCATTGTCACTTTGTCGCCGTTAAACTCCGTCTCATATTCCCGCCAACCTATTAGATAATCCATTACCCGCTCCTTTCGACTCTCAAGTTACATCCTTAAGCTACGTTATTAAGTTAACAAAAGGGGGGACCGCACATCTTTATGCAATCCCCTCAAAATTGCCCCTCGTATGTTACCCCCTGGCAGGGCGGCGAGGGTGCCGCCTTTTCCGGAGCTACCGTAGCCAGGTGAATCGACTATGAATTATTTTTTATTTGCACCATAAATTTGTTCGTTCGCGTTTTTAATCCATTTGGAACCGGGAAGCTTTTCAAGAATTGTCAAAACAACGAGTGTCTGAACAAAAGTGCAATTATCAAGCCCTCTGGCGAAACACTCTTTATAATATTCTTGTTCCCAATCATCGAGATTAAGAAATGCCTCTTGAGCTTCACTGGAACTTTTTTGCTTTCGTGCCGTATCAAAATCTATAATATCTCCATTGACATCATCGGCTAAACGCTGCTCATCCCTTGGCTGTTTTTTCGAGGGTTTCAAAATCTCTCCCATTGACATTTGTCCTTAACTATGAGACGTTTCCTTTGAATTGGATCTGGTTTAATCCTTATCCGACTCCGGAGCCGCTGGGTTGGCTGCAACCTCATCAGCGGCTCCGCTTTTATTTACAACCGAGCCCATATATTTTGACGCGATCTTCTGGTGGGCCTCCTCAAGCTTGGTCCGCAAACGAGTCATTTCTTCTACATCGTTTTCAAAGAAAAAATTAATTTCCACCAGCGCCCGCTCAACTGCCTCCCTCTTTTGGAAAAGGCCAGCTTTGTCATCTCTTAGCAGTTCCAGGGTGTGGTTGAATTCGTCAGCTGAAGAGCAGCCTCCGTAGTTAAAAGCCTTATTGAGCGGCTCTCTCAGGTTATCAAGTGTCATCTCCATGATATTGGTATAATCCCCTATCATGCCTCCGATCTGGGCAAGGTGCTTTAGCATTTTTCTGTGGCCGAAACTTACAATCACATCTAATGCAAACGCTAAGGCGCTTAATCTACGAACTATCCGGCGAAGATCGCCGGGTGAATCACAAATGATTGGATGGTTATTCATAAGCATTTCCTTTCTCTTGGTTTAGAAAATCAGTAATACCCGCAGCCAATCCGCGAGCCATCAATCATTAGATTTTTTAGCCCTCCTTTCCTTTTTAGTGTTAAAAACAAAGGGGCTGCATTTCTAAAAAGGCCAATAAACGCCTTTCAGAATGACAGCCCCTCGCCGCTGTCTGCCTCGGATATTGGGAAATGCACCGGCAGGGCGTCCGAGGCGACACCTTTTCTGTGGCCAAACATAGCCGGTGCGAATTAATTTTTTTATTCCAGTTTGCTATAGACCTTTTTTTGATGATAAATCAGTGCTACCGTTAATTTCTGCAGCTGATGAGGATCTAACCAGCGTACTCTATCGATCTGAAACATCCTTTTTGCGATGCCATCTGCATAGCTCCAGGGCAAATTTAGATCTGTCAATATCGCGTTAACCTTTGAAATTAAAGGCTCCCGGTCTTTTGCCGGGGGTTTATGCATTCCGGATTTCTTTGCCGATTTATGTACTGGCCTGAATCCACGAGCTTTTAGATGGGCTAATAATTTCGCTCTACCGGATTCATCCAGGTCGGCAGCACTCTTAACGCCAGTGATATTTTGAAGCATTTCTCGATAGGTTGAATCATCTAAACCAAGCTGCTTTTTGGCAATATGAATTTTAGCCAGGTCGCGCCTTCGAGCATCCAAAAAAGCTTTAGATTTCTTTTCGGGCTTCGGTTGCTGCATTACAACCCCTTTATCTTGGGCCTTGTCGGCCCGGTATCATTTATTAAAAACCAAACTTTCTCTCTTCCGCGTCTTCCTACAAAGCGCAGGTAGCTATTTGTTGCCAGAAGGTTGACGTAGGCCCCGACGGTTCTCTCATTGCAGCCGGTTATCCGAATCAAATCGCCGCAGGAAAATTTTCGAAGATGCCTGAGAGTCCGCCACAGTGAATCCCTTTTATTTGGTGCCTTTATAAAAGAGCGCTTTGAAATATCTTTAATAAGTTCATAACGCGGATCGCGCCGGGCTGGCCCATGCTCATTGTACCCTGGCCGAACACGCTCCTCATCGATGATCGCAAGGTAGCCTTCCTGTCTTAGTTTCTCCAGCACCCGTAGAAGCTTGCGCCGGTCAATTTGAGACTTTCGCACAACATCACTAAGGCGGAAGCGTTTCCGGTTAGATAGAAATTCAACCACAGCTTTGGTTGGCGACTGATTCATCACTCTCTATCGCTAATTTTTCAAATCATCAGCAGTGATTTTTTCCAAATCTCGATGACGCGCAAGACCTTCAAGCCGCTGCGCCCACCGATAGAGCATAGAAACCCCGATATTGTCAGATGAGCATATTACCTCAATGGCTGAATCCTCAATTGCGACCTCGCAGATCTGGGCCAATACAGCCCTCACATCCTCATTGTCCAATGGTTCAAAGCGAACAACCTGAGAAAAACGCCTCCACAAATGCCGATACCGTTTTAGTTTTTTATCAGCCTCTGACATGCCGATAAAAATGAATGGTGAATTCGTGGTGTCATGGATATCGCGAATAGTCTCAATCACCCTGGCGTCATGTGATAAATAATCGACTTCATCCAGAATTACCACTCGGTCAGTACCCGTTAGAACATCCACGGCTTGCTGGAAAAGATCTCGCGTTCGCCAGGCAGGATTTTCACCTAATTCTGAGACAATATCTTCTAAAAGCCACCTGCCGGACATCAGTTTTTTTGTCCTCACAAAGGCCGCATTTTGGCCGTAGTGAGCAACCCACCAAAGAGCGGTTTCGGTTTTCCCTAAGCCGGGCAGACCGTACACCAGCCCCATTCTATCTATTCCCGCAGGTGCCTGAAGCACACTATTTACAGCCACTGCGAATCGTCGCACATTTTTAGTTTCAGCGAATAATTTTTTCATTTTTCACCCTTAGATGCTGGTTACTAACCGATTTGCGGCATTCTCTTTGCCGATTTGTTCTTAATCTCTTCGAACTCAGCATTTACTTCAGCCTCGCTCATCCAGGAATCGCTCAGTGGATCAATGGTTCTTTTGGGCTTTATAGGTGTTACCTTCGCCGGTTTTTCAGGCAAATTGTCTTTATCTTCCGGGCTCTGGCCAACAGCTCTTCGGGCTTCCCGGATGGCCTTATTGTCTGCCTCCGCTTGAAATTGGACCACTTTTATTTCTCTGTGCTCGATCTCATCTTCAAGCAAAATCTGAAGAGGTTTTCTGTTCGCCAATCCTAGGGTTTCGAGTGCTTTAGCCTTATTCTTGAGGGCTTTAACATGTCTCTTTTTGGCAATCAGATATTCTTCAAGAGATCTGCCTTCTAGGGCTTCATCTTTAGCCTGGCAGAGAAATGTTTTTTTGGTTGCATCGAACACGAAAACAAGGCCCGCATTATCAAGATCCCGGCGAAGTTCGACCCTTTTTCCAACGTGGTTGACGAGTTCCGGGGCGATAAAGTGCGCTCCTTCAAAGGCAATGCCTTTCTTGCCGACGATTCTAGGGCGGCTAATTGGAGCCAAAAGCACGTCAAGGACTCTTTCATCTCGAATTTTTGGTGGATAAGATGTGCTTTCTTTCGCTACGTCTATGGGCGAACCGCCATCCAGCCCGCTATGTGGACTTCTTTCATAAACTCCGATCCACTGATCTATGGCCAACTGAAATTCCTGGAGAGTCAAAGGCACTTCCACCACGGATCCAGGCTCCATTATCTTTGAAGCCCAGGTAATCTGCTCTCGCATGGTCATACGGTCTGCTACCGAATGGCCACAATAACCGGGCAGCAGCTCTTCAAATTCCCTTGAAAACGTCCAAAATAAACGCTCAATAAAAGGCTTTTTTTCTGGCGTATATTTGGGAAGCGGGGGAGTTTCTATGTTTAGAGCAGTCGTGATCGCCTCAATGTGTAGGGATGTATAGTCCCGCCCATTGTCCTTCTTGATCCGGTCGGGGATACCCCAGTCTATGATGGCGTTTCGCATACAGGCCGCTATCGCAAGGCTTTTGCTGGTTGGAGCTACTATTATTCTTATGCGCCTCGAGAAAACATCTATCGTACCGATAACCGCGCATCTCTTTCCATCCGAGGTGATTACATCAGCAGGAGTCGAATCCATTTCCCATGTATGACAAAACCAGAGAACATCCGCAGCCGCATCACCAAAAGCAGGCATTAAATTGTTTTTCCAGCGGCGGGGATCTTCAATTATGGTGGATAGATGAAGATTTTCTTTTTTCCATTTTTTGATAAAGCGATAGACGCTGCTTCTACTCGGATAAGGATCAAAGCTCTTGCACAAAATCTTGTAAATGTGAGCCGGGCGTATTTTTGGCGACGCCTTTAAGTGGCCGACCACAAAAATTCTCTGCTCTGGAGTGACTGCTCCTCCCCGCCCGCCATTGCTGCCATATTTCGTTAAAAGGCCTGCTATGCCATTTTCACGATACTGCTTTCTAAATCTTCGGATGGTTGCTGGTGAGATTTTCGGCTGCAACTTATACACCCACCCCTCAAGGTCTGGGACTTCTTTCTCTCGATACACAAAGGAAAACAATTCGAATCCGGCAGTCCGTTTCGATTTCTGGTTGCGAACAAACCCCTCGGCTGCCTTCAGAATCAATAACCGTCCTTCGGCATGGCGTCGATTCTGCTCCGAGGCTCGATCCCACCGGGCCATTAGCGCCTTAACCCTCCCTTCGCTGATTTTTTTCGAAGGTACAAGGTCGGGCCTACAATCAAGTTCTGTTCTAATAATTTTTTGCTGAATTTCAGGGGGAAGATCCTTTAGGGCAAATATTCGCTTCCTGCCCCCAGGTCCCTGGCCTTTTATTTCCCGATACAACCGTTTTTCATTGTTAAACCGAATTTCAAGCGCTCGCGTGTTAGGCTTAAGAGGGTTTAAGATTTTCGCTATTTCACTAACAGTATAAAATTCTTTCATATCGGGCCTTGTTCTCTAAGGCTATACAACTCCAGCAATTTCTCTCGCTTCTGTATCTCCCGTCTTAAATGCTTTGAATTCTCGCGAAGCTCGGAAAGTTCATTTTTCAAGGCTTCCGGACCTCGCAAAACAAATAGACCCGCCTTGAGACACAACACCTCCATCGGCTTGAAGCTTTTAGTAGCTTTGCAAAAGGCGGGTAAATATTCGGCTGGAATATGGCGATCTGATTTACTGGCTGCGGTCCAGGAATCCAGGACAGCTTTGGTGATTTCAATATTTAGCAGGTGGGACATCTTGCCAGCAATCTGGTGCCTTGAAAGGTTGCATCCTTTAATAGCACTGTTAAGAGCCGCTTTTAGCTCGTCGATCACCTTCATAGACCCTTCGTAATCCTGATCTTCGCTGGATCTTGTCGCAGCAATGGCTTCGTAAATCGTAAACTGTCCTGGATCGTGGTCTAATCTTTTCTTCATGATAGCCATTGACAGATAAAAAAAATTGTACTTAAATTCTTACCAGCGCTCAGGAACCCGAATCGGTTTTCTGTAATATTCTGGAAAAACTTGTTCTTTGGGGACTCCAATGGCCTTTGAAATTTCTGCCGCAATTTTGTTGCTGACCCTTTTTTTCCGAACGACGAGGGAAACGGCGTTACCGGAAACCCCTAGTTTTAGGGCAATTGATCGCTGGGATATGTTCCTTCTTAAAAGCCGTACTTTAATCTCATATGGACTCATAATTTGTATTCCCTGTGTAGAACGTTTGCATATAAACCGAATATCATCTATTTAGCATTCAAATATGAACTTGTCAGCTCATATTTGAATTCGTTAGTCAGAAAGAGCACTGTGCCAAAAATTCAATAAATTATATAAATTATATATCAACTCTGTTTTTTCGTTGAAAATTGACGTTATGCGAATTCAAAAATGACATGAATTTGAGCCAAAGACTTAAGAAAGTGATATCAGATACGGGGCTTTCTCTGCCTCAATTTGCAAGCCATGTGGGCGTTTCTAAAAGCACGCTTATTCGATATAGAGATAACACCACACCGATACCCGTAGATTTTCTAGAAAGGGTTTGCAGGGTATTCGAGAGGAATAGAAGGTGGTTAATTTTAGGAGAAGGGCATCCAGATGATATTTCGCCATCTGAAGAGTTGCTAAACGAAACCCACCAACTGCTTTCAATAGGTGCCATACCAAGCATCACAGATATCGCAGCATCGAAATTATTAGTCGAAGAGGCGATTAAAGACACCGGGATCAATTTAAATGAACATGGTAGGGATC